GACGACGGAAGCTATTCCATCTTTCAAGTGCGCGGCATCAACGGCAAATTTCGCGCTCCCACAAACATAAAAACCTACTAATGAAAAACAACCCTTGGTCTGAGATGGACAAACTAATGGCGGAGGACACCGTTTTCCGTAAGGACGGGTGGTTTTCTCTACAAGACCTAAGAGACAAATATAAGTTCAACCGAGACGTTGCCAGACGCAAAGTGGATAAATGGATTATGTCTGGTGCGCTTGAGAAGAAAGCGGGAGTGTTAATGGAAGGAAAACGCGGCACCTACTATCGCTACGCCAAGAAATAATGCACCACACACTAAACGCTTCCGTCCCCCAACACCTCTATGGACTGGTTGACCAGAACATCCTGCGGGGTTCCATTGAGGAATCCGCCTGCTTTGACCGCTGCGTCATCTTTGGTGTTACTTCCCTCCCATCCCGCGCCCTCCACTTCTCCATAATGACAGAAGTGGGTAGCCAATGGGCCAGAATACCCCTACACAAACTGCGGCATACAGAACCGGAAGAGAACGCTCCCAGGCATCAACTCCCACAACTCCAAAGCTGGGACTGCCACGGCTGGGACTTTAGTGTTACGGCCTACGAATACCTACGGGAGATGGGATGCTCCTACCGCACAAGGGACGGGCTCATGGTCCCGGCCTCCTACTGGTTCACCCTAGACCACACGGACAATGGCTTCTCCCAATATCCCCCTGAGCATAAATGCTATCACCTGCTCCTATTGGAAGACGGCTCAGGCCAAATTGCCGCCCAACCCAACAATCGCATCCTCTGGAATGACGACTCCTTTGTTCATCCCAACCCCGCCACCCTAACTGAGTATGCTGTTATGCCTGACGAAACATGGCACGCAGAAATTGGCCGCAACGCCGACCTCAACACTTTTTGCAATGGTGTTAAAGAATAACATTTCAGGGCTACCCACCTGACGAGGTGGGGGCAATCCTGAGGATGGGAGTTTGAGCCTCCCTTGCAAAATCTATGAACAACCTGTCCCCCAACGACCCCCTCTATTGGTTTAAGAACCTACCAAAAGAGGTAGCGGTGTTAGTTCAATTGGAGGACGACAGAATGATGGAGCTACCAAGACACTACAAGTTCAGGATGCTAAGCGTGGACAAAGAACTTACCGCCCATTGTGAAGTGGTGGGAGGAGCCAATTGCGGCCTCCAATTCTACCTGAGCGGGAACGGGATTAGCGCGATGGAGCCGGTAGAGTAGGCGTGCAAGCAAATCATCGCCTGTTCGCATCCTCGTCGGCCATATCAGTAGCCAATCCAGAATTTGCTAGATACAAATAACCTTTTTGAACTGGAAGTGAGCTAATCCCAGATGAAAAATCGTTAAATTTATTCATTTTCCTTAAAAAGTCTGGATCGGTAGCCATGTAGGTAAGCAAATCAAATCGTGGCTTATCAATAATTTGGCCCAAACGAGTTGCTAAAACAGAAGCACCAAGGGCAGAAAAACCGGGAAGACCCAAAAACGCTTGTGCAATTCCAGCACCCGTTGATGAAACTGGGGTAGACGCATCTTGTTTGATTAGTTGAGCTTGTTTTAAACGAGGAGCAGCTTTGTCAAAAGCAGTTAAGAACTGCTTCATTCTTCCCTCAATTACATCTCCTACAATCAGCTTTAAATGTTTAGACCGCTCAACATCTTGAGGCAAGGTGGGTTTAAACATACGACGGAGCTTGTCGAAATCCACCTTTGTTGCAGCATCCTTGGATTGCCGATCAACACCGGAAACGCGGTAGAGTTCATCCGCTAAGATTTTGCGACTAACTAAAGTGGCGAATTCAGGGTCTTTTGCCCGAAGAGCACCCATAAACTTATATGCTGAATCAGGATTAACCGTCATCAAGAAATGACTAATTGTTCCCGGCCCAACCCTACCCGCTTCTTCGCTAAACCGATAATTACCTTTGCCGGTAAAAATAGAAAACAACGGATTATTTATTGTGTCATTGTAAACTCTATTTGCTTCATCAAAAGATAAGTTATTCTTCTCTGCTAGTTTTTTTGCGCTCGCCAACAATTCTCTTGATTTTTGCGTATTACCATATACAGCAAGAAGGGCAGCACTATTAACCTTTTGTTTAACAACTCCACTTGCAAGTCCCAAGACTGAATCACCAGCGGTAAACGCTTCCTCCATCACGGCTGGAGTAAGGTCTTTTTTGTCGTATTTACGGACAGCGGTAGCCAACTGATTGAGCTTTTCTTTATCAGGAAACCCAGCAAGTTGAATAAATGGAACTACATCGGGTTTATTGGATTGCTTAGCAAGATCAATAATCAGACCTGATGGATCATTGAGATGCTTGTCTAACATTGCACCATTCATAGCCCTACCAACAGAAGCACGCATTTCATCTGCTACTTCAGGGGAGTATTTGCCAACCAAAGTTACTCCATCCATGATGTTTCTAATTGACTGAACATCTCCTTTAAGAATGCCTGAAGCTATCTGTTCAAGGTTTGAAACAGTAACTCCAGAAACAACTTCGCCATCTAATACTTTGCGCGTAGACTGAAAAATTGAACGAGTAAAATTACTATCGCGAGTTTGGGACCACTTATACCAAAATGATTGGGCCGCATCAAATGCTTCTGCGTTTTCGGGTCCAAGCCTATCTTTTATAGATTTCTTAAGGGTCCCGCCCATGTTTTTGTAAACATTTCCAGCTAAAGCTTCAGCTCTGCTTACATAATTTTCATCAAATCCCGTCCATTTAGATGACATTTCATCTCTAAGATTTTTGAATTGATTCCAAGAAAGAAGCTCTGGGATTTCGTCATCAATTTTACCAACATTTTCAATAGCATCTATGATTTGCTTTCCACGAGGACTACTAGCTTGATCGCCTAATGTCGCCTTGGCAGAAGAAAGAAGATCGCTACGGCTTACAATTTCATCTGCTCCATTAAGTCCTATTTTAGAATACAAAGCTGTGGAAACATCACTCACAGCCCCATCCAACTTTAAAATAGTTTTTGTTAAATCATCGGCGTGAGAAGTAATAGAAGTAGCTGAACCAAAGTTTTGTTGAGCTGAAAATTTAGCAGCAGCCTCACGTCGAACCGCAGCAAGCTGCTCAAGAGCAGCGGCTTCATATTCTTCTTGGAATTTAGAGGATTGTGCGGGAGCCGATTCAAGAGCAGCTATCCTAGCTTTAGCTGCTGCCTGACTAGAACTAGCTTCATCTAATGAAGCTTTAGCTCTATTTGCGGATTCAAGCAATGGTGCAACTTTAGACGCAACTTGCGAATTAGTTGGGATATTACCAACGATGTCAAAAATTTCACGAGTAATGTCAGATTCCGTAGAAACTAGTTTATTTTGAAGTTCAGGGTCTTTAGCCGCCATCCGATTGGTAATCGGAGCGTATTCAGGGACAATTTGAGACAACGCTGGAGTCTTGATACCAATTTGATCAAGGAATGATCTGACATTTTCCGATTCCTTAGCAAAGGAAGTGATTTTCCCAATTGTTTTTCCACCAAGACTAAAGCTTCCACCTAAAACACTTCCTAAAAGTCCACTTTGGATAACTTGATCTTCAGCCCTAGATTTAACAATTTCATCTTGAGAGGTAAGGTTTTTATTGATTACCCCACCAAAAGACTCGGCCAATGCTGAACCTCCACCAAATACAGCAGCCGTTTCAAGCACTTTTGCGGCTTTGCGTAATGGGATAGCCCCATAAATACCGGCCTTTGCACTTTCAGCTACAGATTCAGCGGAAGTAATGTCTTGCCCTGAAATTGCGCGAGCGGCAGTTTCGCCAGCAACATTAGCTAAAGCGTTGAGACCAGCTTGAACCCCCAAGCTTGCTCCACCCGTGCCAAGAGCAATGACAGCAGGAGCCCCATATCTAAGCATTCCTTCAGTCATTTCGGCAAGCCTCGGTTGAGGACTTACGTTAACGCCACCGCCAACCCCATAGGGACTAGGGGTAAAGTATTGACTGGGTTTTGTTTCTACAGGTTTATTGGCAGTAGAAAAAATTTCATCTATCTCAGACTCAGTAGGAGGACTGTCTGCTCTAATTTTAAAAACTCGCCCAGTTTCGTTATCTTTGATGTTAAAGATTGGCATTTTTTAAATTTAGTCCTGAGTCGTTGAAAGCACTTCATATCTCTTTTTGCTTGCAGGTCCTTTTTGATCCGAGGATTTTTTTTCTTTAGCCAACTTAGGAAATGCCGTGTTGATAACTTTTTCAAGATCATTAAGGGCTTCCAAGGCAAATTTATCAGACGAACGGGTAGTTAATTTTGCAAAACGACTTTGAAGAACCTCTAACTCCTTCAGATTAAGAGCACCTAGTCCCGTTGAGCCAGTAGGACTGTTTCTCTTTAGGTCCATAATTTGTTTAAGTGCTTGATTGGCTCCTATCACCGCATAACTTGCTTCCAAATCGTTTGCAGCAGAGCCCGAAAAGAATCCAGCTACACCTGAGCCAATTCCTTGAGCAAAAAACTTATTTACTCCTGTTTTAGCTTTTGCAATTTCCTGAAGAGTTGCTTGAGCTGAAATTTCAGCATCTTTTGCCATAGCCTCCATAGACACTTGTTTTGCCGCTTTTTCCGCTTCCGCAGAAACGCCTTTAGCGGCTTCTTCCGCTTCTTTTAGTTTAAGAGTTCGTTCAGCACGGGCACTGGCTTCTGCTTGAGCGGCTGCGGCAACCGCTGCTGGACCACCTTGAATCATCTCAAGGTTGCCAGTTTGATCAAATCTATAACCAGTAGGAGCTTCCTTTGGCTTAGGTTGAGCAGCAGCAAAATTCTGGGCAATTTGAGATTGCTTGTAAAGATTATCGAGATACATTGCCCGTCCTTGCTGTTGAGCAATCGAAGACATTGGGCCAGACTCAAGAGAAACGTCAGCACCACCAGATTGCTCAAGAAGACCTGAGTATTGCGCTGCTTGTTCTCCAAGCTGTCTCTGTCGAGCACCCGATTCTATTTGTTGCCCTTGCAAGAATGATTCTATTACGCCTTGAGACATTGCCGCCCGTTTATTAAGATCAGTCTCTTGAAGAATGTTAGCGCCAGCTGCTCTAAGTGTTTCTGCTTCTTCCGTTCGGCCATATCTCTCCAAGGTCTTAGCGTTGGCTTGAATAGCTCCTAAAGTTGCATTGATGCGACCATCGCGTTCAGCATTCTTCTTTTTTTGTTCTGAGTATTTCTCAATGCCTCGACCAACCTGCTGTCCAAGCCCAGCCAAGCCCTGCCCAATTAGCTCAGCACCCCGCGCCTGTGCCTGAGCACCCTGCATAGCCCCTTGCAAGAAGGGGGTGAAGTCGGTGCGACCTAGAGCCGCATTTACCTGTGAGCCAGATTGAAAAGCCATAGTAGTTATCCTTTAACACCGGGAATTTTACCAGCAAATGCGCCAAAGAGACTTGTGCCACCAGTCATAGGAGCCGCCGCAAGAGCACCAAGACCTTGGGCAAGACCGCCAATCATAGCACCGCGAGCTTGAGCTTGTGCCCCAGCCAAAGCTGCCTGAGAGCCATAAATGGACGCATTGTAGTTGGAGAGATTGCTTGCGTTCTGGAGGGCCAAATTGACGCCAGCGTTAGGATCGCTGAAACGAGGACCAACCTGTTGCCCACCCTGTTGATAGGCCAAGCCCTGCTGTCCTTGTGCATATTGCATAGCCGAAGAGGGACGGCCAAGAATGGACATGAGGGGACTGGAAAACTGCTGGTTATACATCTGGGCAAGCTGGCCCGCGCCCATAGCTTCCTGACGTTTAGACGACAAGAAACCTTCCCGACCTAGAATCTCGGCTGCAACAGACGATTGATCGCCAATGCGCCCTCTAGCCATACCTGCACTACGGGCTTGCTGTTCAGCTAGGCGACGTTGCTCAGGGGTGAGTCCTTGGGACTGCCCATAGAGCTGCATGGCTAGTTTGTTCTGTTGGTCAGCAATAGCCGCCGCATAGGGATCGGCTTGGCGCATAGCCTCCGTCACCCCAGAGCCATATTGACCAATGGCTGCTACGTCTCCCGCTCGCTGTTGAGCCAAGGCTTGACGTTCAATTTCACCCAACTGCTGAGTGCCCTGTCCCAAAAGGTTAATCCCACCCTGTTGATATTGCCCAATGTCGGCTAGGTTAAGCGCGGCATATTGAGGACGATATTGCTGCTCCAATCCAAACGTCAGGGCTTGGAGTTCTGGATTGGCAAACTGACGCTGATAATCCAGCATGGATTGACCCGCATTCACGCCTGTGGGCGCAGGGGGAGGAGTGGGTGTTTTCGTGCTACTCATTTGTGCTTTAGTCTATCATAAAGCCGTGCAGTGTCATAGACGGCCAACTGTTGAGCTTTAAGCCCCTTATCCCTCATCCAAGCAATCTTAGGCAAGAAGAACGGAGCTTGGCCTAAAAACCACTCCAAACAGCGTTTACCAGCAGCATAATGGACATACCAAGCATCAGGCTGGGCCGGAAACCAATCAGCCTCCCCTATCTCCGCCCTCACTGGCTTAAACATCATAAACCTATCAGGCGCGGCCACCACATAGGCATTAACTAGGTAGTAGCCTAAGTCCTGCTCAAAGTTGAGGCCATGTTTAACGTAATGAGCCTTGGCTTGCTCAATTGGGGTCACGGAACAGCAGTGAGAGCCACCTTATACTCGCTGGTGCCGTCAATCGTCACCAACAGGAACGTGCCGCTACCATCGTTCTGGAAGCCAAACTGAATGTTATTACCACCCGTGCCCGAGTTCAGCTTCACCGTGCGGCCAATGAACGGAGCCGAGGTGTTAATTTGACTAGTGGAAAGAAGGTTTAGGTTGCCGTTGGTCGCTAGATTGCCGTTACAGGTGATGGTTCCTGAAGAGGCAATAGAAACACCCACGTCTAGCGTTCCTTGAATAGATTGATTGCCGGGGATGGCTACGTTAGCGGGCGTTACACCCACGACAGGCACCCACGTTGGGGCTCCTGCTGAGAGCATGGTTGGGGTGATGCCAGCGGTTTTTACCCTGAGTGAACCACCGGACACCTCTAGGGAGCTATTATCCGTGGCCCCACCGGTTCCGGCCACAAACGTAGCACTGTCCACTAGGGCGTTAAGATTGCCTGCGGTAACTTGATTGCCGGTAGCGAAGGTGTGACCTTTGGATAGGATGGGCATGAGAGTAGTTTATCAGTAGGGAGACGTTAAAAATAGATAAATTATTATGATGTCGATGGCCCAACGGTAAGGCACCATCGAGTCGGAACATTCGGCAAATTGCTTCCGTCTTTCATTGAGAGTGTTATCCGTGCCGAGGTTTTAGTTGAATTATCGTAATCAAAATAGGCATCCGCTGACACGTTGCTTGTAACATGAGCCGCACCAGCAAGAGGACGAGAGCCAAGTTGGTTTGCGGTAATATCAACGTCAACATTTTCAGTAGTTGTGCTTCCAGAAGGAGTAACTACACCAGTGTAAGTTCGCGTTTCTCCGATTAGGTTATTTGTGCCCGAGTCAGTATTGTTTAGATAGTTAGTTGTCTGGGTGTAGTCAGTCGTTAAACCAGCCCTATTATTTGCCACAGTTATACCGTGACTACCGGAGTTAATTACAACGTTGTTTGATTGACCCCTGAATATGTTTCCTGAAACCACCGTTGAACTAGATGGCTCAGCGACAATAGTTCCGGTTGCAAAAAGAATTCCATTTGTTGCTGGACCAAAAATTGTGTTTGAAGTAAAAGCTGATTCAAAAACATTTTGGCATTTAATTATGCTAGTTCCGCTCTCTTGAATTATGGTGTTGTTAGTTAGGTAGGCGGCTTGCACGCCATCTAAATCAAAAGCAATTGGAGCCGTCCCTCGACAATCCATGTTGTTTAACGTAGCAAAGAAAGCAGTTGATCTTTTAAAGGTTCCAGTCGAAATGCCGTAGATTTTGAATCCTCTGTTTACCTCAATAATGTAATTATTTAACGCCTGCAATCCCTCCATTCTAAAAGTGGATTCTACTGCGGTGCCCCAATAATCTATATTGCAATTGCTGATGGTTCCACCAATAAAAAAGTTTTGATGGAAAATTGCCGTTCCATTGTAATTTTGCTCAGCGGTAGCCGATAGTCTGCCAACGATAAAACAATTATCAATGATGTATTGATGGCAGGATTGCATACTGACTCCCTTGGACCAGTATCCATCGCTCATTGGCGATCTAATCAAGCAATCTAAAAGTTTAAATGATGGCATATTATGTGATGCCGGAGCTTCAGGTTCTGTTTGTATAACCTCTATTGCTGTCCCTGCATTTTTATTACCAGTTGATAAAAAGCACAAATTTTGAATCTCAAAAGCACCGCGATTATTTACATTTAACGCCGTTAAGGTAATTTTAAATCCTTTGTCGGAATCTTCATCCGTGCCAGCCCATGAAAGAACCGAAGAACTTTGACCCGTTCCAACAAAACTAACCTTTGCGGAAGCAGTTAAAACAACGGTAATTTTATTGCAAAGATAGACTCCTTGAGGCACGAAAACACATCCGGTTCCTGCGGTGTTTGCCGCAGCAAAAGCGGCTAAGATTGCCGTAGTGTTTGTTGCCGCGCTCGCTGACGGGGATGCACCAAAGTCATTGATGTTAAACACGTCCCCCGCTCTCGCTTGGAATGTGCGGGCTGTAGCCCCCGTTGCATTGGGGTTAGACGTGCAAGAGTTTAACAGGCCGCTGGTTGGTGTGCCTAGAGCTGGGGTAGTAAGCGTTGGAGACGCCTGCATTACAAATGTGCTACCAGTGCCGGTTTGTGAAGCCACTGAAGTGGCGTTACCAACGCTAGTGATAGGACCAGTAAGATTAGCGTTAGTGGTAACCGTAGCAGCATTGCCGGAAATGTTGGTTTGATCGCCCGTATTTGTGCCACTGAGATTGGACCCGCTAATTGAACCACTTGCAGCAACGCTGGTAGGTGTAATTGCGCCAAGTGTGAGGCTAATATCTGGGGTTGTAGTTGCGTTAGTTACCGTTCCAGACACGCCATTAGCTGTGCTGACCGAAACAGATGTTACCGTGCCGCCACCAGCAGGAGTTACCCAACTACCGTCGCCGCGCCAAAAAGTGGTTGCAGATGCGTTTGTTCCACCATTCAAATTAGTTACTGGCAAATTGCCTGTGACACCCGTGGTAAGAGGCAAGCCAGTCGCGTTAGTAAGCACTGCCGCAGACGGTGTCCCAATGTTTGGCGTGACGAGGGTTGGATTGGTATCAACTACAAACTTTGTGCCTGTGCCGGTCTGCGAGGCAATAGAGGTAGCATTACCAACCGACGTAATTACCCCCGTTAAATTGGCGTTTGTAACTACCGTGGCCGCAAATGAGCCTGTCCCGCTACCGGTGACACCACCCGTAAGCGTGATGGTTTGGTCGCCGGTATTCGTGCCGCTTAGATTAGACCCACTAACCGTTCCAGAGGCGGCAACCGATGTTGGCGTAATTGCTCCAAGTGAAAGACTAATATCAGGAGTGGTGGTCGAATTTGTAACGGTTCCACTTACGCCATTTGCAGTTGTAACACTAACATTAGTCACCGTCCCGGTTCCACCAGCAACAGAATTTATGGTTTGATTGGGCCATGAACCACTAATTGTGACGTTTGACCCAGCAACAAGACTAGGACTGGCGGTTCCAGTCCCTCCATTGGCAACAACAAGTGTTCCACCAAGGGTGAGTGTTCCGCTACCTGTAATTGGGCCACCTGTAAGAGTAAGTCCTGTGGTTCCGCCAGCACCAGAAACACTTGTAACCGTTCCGGTGAACGCATCGTTGGAAGTAACCGTAAAACTTGGATAGGTGCCTGTGATAGCCGTAGTTCCAGCTCCAGTGAGAGAAACGGTTTGGTCAGGAGCGGTGTTGGTGATGTTTAGCGTGCCCGAAGTTGTAATAGGGCTTCCTGATACGCTAATGCCCGTGCCAGCAGTTGCGGCCACTGATGTAACGGTGCCCGTAGCTGAATCAGCAGAGCTAACGGTAAAGTTGGGGTAGGTGCCTGTAACCGTTGTAGTCCCAGCCCCTGTAAGGCTAACCACTTGATCTGGGGCGGTGTTGTTCACCGTAATGCTTCCGCTAGTAGTGATGGGCCCGCCACTAACGCTAATGCCTGTTCCTGCTGTAAGATCGACAGACGTTACCGAGCCCGTTCCTGCTCCCGTAGCTGCAATGGACGGGCCATTTGCCGTAGGAGTGATGGTAATGTTCGTTCCGGCCACCAAGTTGAGCTTGGCGTCGTCCAACATCTTGTTCAGCCGAATAGCCGTCTCTTTATTGGAAGCCCAGTCTGTGGACTTGTCCGTGAACGTGTAGCCTTTGTTGATGTCAGACATTAGGAAGCGGAAGTAGTGGAGGCGAAAGCAAGCATACCCGTGATTTTGACAGCGCGAACTTTGGGCCTACCTACGGTTTGAGACACAGTGAGTTGTGCGCCATAGGCTCGCTTATTACCCAAACGACCACGGAAGCTCTCGTCTTCTCCTGAATCAACAAGGCCCAAGTTTCCGTAGTCTTCAGTTCCATCTAAGTTTTCCGTCTCCAAGGAAATAGCCAAGTTGGACTCCATCTGAGGCGAGCTTTCCATGTGGATTTCGTAGGCATTGAACTTCTTACGATCCATAGTGCCAAAGGTATATTGACGGGTGGTAAGCTCAGCTTCAATGCTGTGGGTGGTGGAAGCCCCGCCTACGCTCAATGCAAGCGTATCTACGGCTGCTGTGCCGCTGTCAATGAGATGGATGCCGCCAAGTTCTGTAATGGCGTAGAGGCTGTTTATCCCACCTGCACCAGCGCGAACAAACTCCCGGATGTTCCAGCCCTGTTGGTTGACTACGTCAATACTTTCCCAACCAGCGTTCAAGAAGTTGTAAATTGCTATCTTGTTGTTGGCTGTTTGTCCTATTGGGGTGTAGGCCAAGTAGTAGCGATTGTTGTGATAGACGCCAACAGCATTCGTAACCAGAGTGGGATTGATGTCCTCAATGGTGGGATTAATGGCTTCCGACAAAGGAACGCTCACCCCACGGAGATTGTAAAGATCGTCAAACTCAATGCCATAGACCCCGTTGTCCGACAGGAACATAATTTTGTTACCCACTTGAGCAATGGACTTGCGCGAGCAACATCCCACCTCACGGGTAATTTCCCTCACTACGGAGTTACCCAGGTCCGCCCCAATGCCACTAATCAAATGGATGCTGTTACGGTTGAAGACAATGAGATTGTCCTCCGCAAACGGTTGTAAACCCACCGTGTAGTCCGCGCCTCCCGAGGCAATGCGGAACTGATTCTGGATTTGATCGTAGGTGTTTTGGTCTAGGATGTCAGAGACAATAATTTCGTCTGCTACGTTCCTAGCGGTGATGGTGGGACTGCCAGACGATCCCGTAGACAAGAACTTGAAAGGCATGAAAAGCCGCCGCTGGTGATAGATGGCATACTCAGGGCAGGGCATATGGGTGAACCCCAGCCCAATGGACTGTCTCTTGCCTACAGCCACCGTTGTAGCCGCAGAATCAGGGGCGTCAGCCTTGAATAGAAACGTGTTAGCTGTCGTTTCATACACAACGTATTGCTCCAAGCTATTAAGACCGGTGGTTCCCTTGTCGCTGATGCGAACCAAGTCTCCCACCTCTACGTTATGAGCGGTGGCCGTGATGGTCACAACACCCGAAGCAATGACGGCATTATTTGATGCTTGGAAGATGGTGGGCTGGGTGTAGTTGCCATTGTCAACAAGGGCGAAAGTGGGGGCGGCAAAATTGCCGTTCCATTCCAGAGCTGTAAGGCCGTTCCTAAAAATGAACAGGTAGTTGAACGCTTGGATGAGATTGACATCTTCCGACAGGGCTACGGCTGCGGGATAGGCTATCTCTGTTACGCTTGCATCGCTTATCTTAATTAGTCTCACCTTGGTGTTGGTGGCCAAGGCTATGTATTCTGCGTTGTTAGAAGCCGGGTCTGAAAACAAACAGCTGCCATAGACGTTGTTAATGGCCGTGTCATCCAAAATTGGCGCACCCGCTACACCACTACCACCGTAGGTTTCGCTTCCTGTGAGCCCCGGCATTACAAACGTAAAGGTGGTGCTTCCTGTCACCGTAATGAGCCGATTGGAAGCAGTGGCTAGGGTTCCATTTAGCCCTACAATGGATACAAGGGTGCTGGTGGTAAACTCATGAGCCGCCGAGGTTGTTACAGTGACTATGGTAGATGCGCGAGTTGCGCTTGAAATTGTCCTGTTGGTGTAAAGCGTAAACGGAAGGGTGAGGGCTGTGCTACCCACGGTGATGGGGGTTCCAAACACCGAAATACCCTTACGCACCTGCCATGCGCCGTCTATGTCCATGCGCCCGTTTTGACTCACGGCCACTTCCCCAGCTTTAAGCTGATCGGGACGTAAGCGGCTGTTTATCCGCTGGAAAACAGTGTCCCCATCATCTACCTGCTGGTTGTCGAATCTACCGAATGAGCTATAGCGTGGCATTGGCTCATTCTACCAGCAAGCTGGTCTCTCTCTAACGGTAGGCGGCGGTCTTGCGCGCAATGGACTTGGGCTGCTTTACAAACTGCTTACCAGCCTTCATTCCCTTACGTTTGGCCGCATTGGTGGCCGCAATTTCAGCTCGGCTCAACCCCTTAAAAGCTGCTGAGGGTAGGTAGCGTTCTCCCGTCTTTAGACTGGGCTTACCTGAAGACGTGCGCCATTTCTGGCTGGTCCAATTGACTAGGCTGCGCTGTTGGGGCTTCATTTGGCCGTCTTGTAGCCGCCACCCTTTTTCTTGTAGGCTGCGGCTAAGAATTGTGCCTTTCTCGCGCTCCATTGGCCCGGACGCCCACCCTTGCTGCCAGACTTAATAGACTGGAACAGAGCCTTACGCATCGTAGGCTTGGTGTAAATCCCTGCACTATTTACAGTGGACTTTACGAACAGGACTTACGTTTGCCGTAGCCTGCTTTGCCGAAGCCCTTGGGCTCCTTCTTGCCCTCCATCTTCTCATGCTTCATCATCTGCTTCTTGGACTTATACTTGCCTTCGTTGTTTTTCATTTCACTGCCTTACGTTTAGTTGGGTTGGGTTGACGAACGACCGTTTTGAAGCCGCTCTTTGGTTTGTCCACATTCGGACCATACTTCAATTGAATGGCATTCTCCGAGACGGAGATGGATGCTTGAGGAGTTTTGGGCATATAAATCATATTAGCATCCCCATGCCCTTCGGCTCCAGTAATTTGCCGATAGTTTGTTAGAGGTGCCCTTAATGCCGCCGGAACGGGCACAATAGGAGGCTTTCCGGCTAGGTTGGCTCTTCTTGATGGACATATTAGCGTCCCCAAAGCGTATGACTTTGGACTTACCATTGGCACAGGCGCGGACTACGGACTTCTTGCCGCCGCTAATGTCCCGCCTAGGGCTGTTACAGGGTAGCTTACGAGGGTTCATTCCTTCTTGTATTCCTTATGCCATTTCCAGATTAAATAGGCCAATCCCACCAAGCCGCCAATGATGCCAATGAGACTGTTAATTTGGCTTAGACCTAATGAGGCTGCTGCTGGGGTAGAGGCCACAATGATGTCTTTCTCGTAGGAGTTCATCGCTTACGGGTCATTCTGTCACCAAACCACCAGCCTACACAATTGAAGGCCGCAAATTGCACTTCGTCCACCATGTCGGCTTGTTCAAAATCTGGAACATTGAAGAAGATAATGGTAACAAGGACAAGGAGAAGGAGGGTGATGGCTGGACGAAAGAGGGTGAGAACATTCGCCGCCCAAGGTGCGGTGTTTACAGGTGCAATCGCCGCATTCTGGCTGGCAGTAAACGCTTCCCATTGAGCCTTATCAGCCGCAATAGACGCCATAGCTTTAGCCTTTTCTAGCTCTCGCTTGTGCTCTTGACCAGCTTTGTAGTTGTCAAAGAACCCATTGCCAATGCGAAGGAGAACACCGAGTGCGCCGCCGCCTAGTGCGTTGGTGAGAAGATCGAGCATCGTTAGGCGGCTTTAGGGTTGGTAAGACGACGGAACAGGAAGTAGGGCAACCAGACCCATTTAGGAATCCTAGTCACCTTTACGTTAGTGCTTTCAATAAACGGCATCTCTGCATCCCAGAGTTTCACCCTAATAGGCGAGCCGTCCGGCGAGGTGCAGCTAATTATTGAGACGTTGCGCGTGGGAGCGCGGCCCTTGGTCCAATAGTTGTCATATTGGCCTAGTTCAATTGTGCCCGAGATGGAGCATCCGTAGAGTGACAGCCCGTCAATAGAGCCTTTGGCGGTGATCGACCCTTGAACGATGCAATGCTGGACGACATAATCCTTGCCGCGCACGAAGTCTATCGAGTCCTCCTGCGAGGCTAGAATCGTAAGACCCGATACGCAGAGGTTCGACACGTTGGAGCCCTTTACGAGATCGTCGTAGTTCTCGGGGTCAAGCGGAGCCTGCCACTCAGCCGCGTTCACCGTCAGCCCGTTGTCCTGTGGCCCAACGTAGCTGCGCCAATTCGTGTCGGAGGTTCCGGCCATGTTACTCGGCTTTCGTTTCCTTTGGCTTTAACGCCTCGGCAATCTGTTCCGCGCACTTGCGTAGCAAATCGTGGTCGTCGGCCTTTAATGGAGCTTGGCGGGCGGCTGCGTATAGGTTTTGGAGTGCTTGTTCGGTGGTAATAAATTAGACGGCTGCAACGGTTAGAACTCCAAGGTTGCTCACGGTGACTCGGTATCGCGTCCCGTTGGCACTTGCTAGAATGATGCCTGAGCCAGACCCGCCGATTTCCAGCTTATCTCCCGGTGCGGTTACGCCAATGCCGACGTTGCCGCCAGAAGTAATGGTGGCCCGAATTGTGCCGTCCGTGTAAAAGTGCATCGGCGTAGCGGGGGCGTTATAGAGAACTGCCGCATACGCCGTAGAACCGGGAAAAAAGTTACCGCCTGTGCTGGATTCAGTCCCAACGTAAAAATCTGCTCCGGTAGTCTGAAACCGGACAAAGCTCTGTGCTGTGCTTGCTATGTTGAGCGGATTCGAATTTACCGCAAAGCGATTAGAAACAAACGTGGCTGCCGACGCTTCTCCCGTTGCCGACAACGCCCCGGTCACGGCGAGGCCGGTCGTGCTAATGCCCAAAACGGTGTTGTAGGTTCCCGCATTTGAAACGCCGATATTTAGCGAGGTGGTTCCGCCGTTTGAGTCGGGACCAAAAACCGCAACACCAGAGCTGGAATTGTAGCTCGCTTTGAGACGGTTGTTCACGCCTCCGCTGGAACCGAACGAAGCGAGTTCTCCCGTCGCCGACAACGCCCCGGTCACGGCGAGGCCGGTAGAGGAGATGTCGGCAATCGTTGTTGGAGCGACGGTCCCGTTGGCTACCGCTTGTAACAGTAGCTTTCCGCCGCTTGCGGTGTTGGTGTAGTTTTCCGTTGCTTGAAAAAGAATTCGCGCACCGGGGGTGCTTTGTAAGGTGTTTGTTTGCCACCCGCGCCCCTCAAAGGCTAACAAGTTGTTGCCGGATGCCGTTGCCGTTGGGCTTGCCGCTGTGCCTTGTGCGCGGACACCGTAGATAAAAGGGGTGGCTGCAAACGTGTCTAGTTGTAAGCTAATCGACTCCCCGGTTGCGCCGACAAGTTGCGCCGCGTTAGTAACGATTGGAGTCGGAGCAGCCACGCCACTGCGATTTACCGATAAAGTAGTCGTCGCGCTCAACGTCGTAAACGCGCCCGTGCTTGGCGTCGTGGCTCCGATGGCCGTCCCGTCAATCGTCCCGCCGTTGATGTCCGCGCTATCGGCCACAAGCGAATCAATGTTGGCCGTGCCGTCGATGTGTAGGTCGCGCCACTCATGCCCTGTTCTTCCAAGGTCGTAGGTGTCGTCGGTCGATGGGTTGAAATCAGACGCCACGCGAGCGTTGAAGTTAACCGTGTCCGAGTTGCTGCTGCCGAGGGTCGTGTTGTCGTTTACCGTCAAACCTGAGGCACTAACCGTGGTGAAGGCACCCGTAGATGGGTTTGTAGCCCCAATAGCCGTGTTTGTAATGCCAACAGCGGAATAGTCGGTGCTAACCCCAACTACGGCTCCTGTGCGCCCGAACACGCTAGAAACAGCGTCCGTCAAATCCACCTTTTCCCAAGCCGTGCCGTTGCTGATAATCCAGTCACCGACGCCAAACGTAATGCTAAACTGCGTGCCAGCCGTGCTTACAACGTAGTAGTCGCCCTTAGTTGATGCAACTGGCGGGTCAATTAGCGTTGGAGTGTTCGTAGAAGCATTCCATGTCCCTTTGTAATTGACCGTGCCGCTAACAATCAGCGGGGGAGAATAGTTGATGATTTGGTCAAAAATGCCGGACATGATTAAATGTAGTTGAGTTCGCTAATCGTAAACACGCCCGTTCCGCTGACAGAAATTACCTTGGCGTTCTTTGCCCAGCCCGCGCTCCAGATACCGCTATTACCATCTTTGAAGATGTGTCCAGCCAGAGCTGTTGGGGTTGAGCCATCAATGGTAAGGCGAATGTCTGCGCCCTCTAGCGTCCAATAGACGTGACTTGTGTTTGGATTGAGGGCAGCAGCAATAAAGTTGGTGGCTGTTGCTCCAACCGAAAGCGTTCGCATGGATGTTCCGCTAACCGGAAGCACCTGCATTGGACCGTTAACTATGCGTGAGTTTGACATGGTTAGACAGTAAATGGGGTTGCGTGAACCGAAGCATCCGTGGAAGCAGCGCGGATAAACTTAGCCGCAAGAGCCGTGCTCTTATTCCAGAAAAACGGAGGCGTCAGTTTCTTAAACAAATGACCATTCGTAGCGGTAGGTGTGCTACCATCAAAAGTCACCATAACATCGTCACCCTGAATATCAATTAGGATGTATTTCGTCTTGGACGAAGACCAGACATTCGTAAGAGCAACTGCCGCTGTGCTTACAGCAAGGCGTTCGTCGGCCTCCCCGGTTGGAGACGGATAAAGATTAACAACAAGGGAGTTATTCATTAGCGTGATTGTGTTGAAACGTAGGTAGAAATGCGGCGAAACAAGAAGTTGTTATTGCGCTGATTCTGGGCCTTGCTCAACTCTAGCATAAGGTAGCTCATGGCAATTTGTTCTTCGGCAATAGCCTTGTCAACCTGACCGTCCATACGAAGGAAATCGGCATAGGTGGCGTGGGCTGCATAGTGGAAAAACTCTAGTGGAATATCAACCGCAGCGGTGGTGTATGGACCGGGCCATTCCTTCTTGTAGCCAACCCAAAACCCAAGGTTGCCTGTCGCGTTGTTAATGACTGTCGCGCCATTGCTATCAACGAAGAAGTCGTATTCGTAGGACGGATTTGAGCCAAAAGGATTGGCGTTCCAGATACGGTTGTAGTCCGAGATGTCGTCAATGGCCGCAGGGGACACGGTGGCGGTGCCGCTATACGTCTCAACCCCTGTTCCAGATGCAAGGTTGTAGGTAAATGTGTCGTTGATTACATTTGTGGTTTCAATGCCCACAACTGTCTGGGTTCCGTTAGGGCTAACCGTTCCAGTGAGCCCCGACACAACAACAGTCATGCCAGCAACAAAACTAAGCGAGGCGGTGCAAACAATTTTAACTGTTACTCCACTGCGAGAAGCAGACGACGATGTTCTAACTCCAGCAACATGATCGTATTCTCGGGCAATAACATTATCCGTAGCAGGCCGCGCCTGTGCGCCCACGATGTAACGCGGCCACGTTGGGCTGAAGTCATACGCCTCATACAAGCGACGATTGGCCATTGCCAACACTTTCGATTGTTCAAGCACAGTGAACGCATCCACGCCCGAAAGAGCTTGGACAAGTGCTAGCAACTCGGAATATGACTTGTTTTTCATTAAACTCTATTAGGGGAAAGTTCAGGCATCTTCTTGTTGAAGAATCGCATGAAATCTTTGCTGTGAACCGTTTCGTATCCGTATTTCTTCACAAGCCGAAAATACTCACGTCCCGGCATAACACCTATGCACTTCCCTAAGCCGGGAACACTCTTGTGGTTTTTCATCACAGAGGCTTGTGCGCGAGCTACATTAGTGCGCTCAAACTCCGTTGCCTTTTCTTCCACAAGACTCTCTTTCACGATGTTGATAATCTCGTTATCAATTTCTTCTTTGGAATAGGTTTTTGGTTTATTGATGATATTCATGCAAAACGAAATTGGCCACCCCAGTTAAGAGGTGGCCAAGTTTAACACAACTAAAAAGTTGGCTTAGGCGAGACTAACCAAGCGGAACTTAAACTTCACCTGACCAGCGGTGAGCTCGTTGAGCGAGTAATCCGTACCAGTCGAGACGTTGGGGGTGAACTTCAGATCAATGGTGTCGGCTGCGGTGTAAACCTTGCCGTTCTCATTGTCGATGTATGCACCCGTGTCAGCAACGTAGGTGATTTCAGTCTGGTCAACGTGCAGGGCCGCAGTTGTCAGAAAGCCATCATCGTCCGTGCCGTCGCCAACAATGACGTTCAGCTCATCGCCGCCGCCACTGTCGTCGAACGCAGTCACCAGATAGGCCGAGACATCCGTAACCATAGTTCCGGCTGGAATGGCATACGTGAATGTCTTGGTCGCGTTGTCAGCCAAAACGCCAGCATTGGCAACCGAGAAGGCTGTGAAGTCGATAACAAGCTCGTCGGTCATCCCGAACGCGCTTTCATTTACTGTAAGTTTAGGCATATTGGTATTCCTTTCGTTGGATTATGTGAGGGCAGTGATCTTGCCGTGAGCACCGGGGTGTTTCACGATGAGAGTCAAGGCGCAGTCAACGTAGCCGCGTTCGCCACCACCAAGGTTGGGGAGACGGGTCGAGCCAGTTGGGATGAGCTCAGCAATGCCGTAATACTCGGGGTTAACCAAGTAGCCGGTATCCTTATTGGTCGTATCTGGAGCGCAGTCAGGATTCATGTTGACGATGGACACGATGCCGTGGTCGGACTCGTAGAGTTCAACCGACAGCTTAATCGACGCCTCGCCGCCATCATAGCTAACTTTGCGAACCGAGTAGTCCGAGCTACCCGAAGTGCGAGCGAAGTCGCTGATAACCCGACGGAGCGACGTGTCAGCAACAAGCGTCAAACCGTTGCTCATGCCAGTAACGCGGAAGATGCTGGTGATGAGGTTATTGAAAACGGTTTCCGTGAAGGTCGTGCCGGAGCCCTGAATCGAACCCGCTGGGGTGCGATAGGCTGCTGGAACGTCTGCCGGACCTGCGCTATCAATCCAGTCGCCAAGACCACGAAGGCCGTATGGCGTGCCCGCGCCGTCCTCAATCGAACGGTCGTTGTTAGAGCAGAGAGTAGCCTCGATGTCGCGCTTAATTTCGCGCACCGATTTTGCCTCAGCTTGGGCAATCTTTGCTGGACCAACGCTGTCAACAGCGTTCTGCAAGTCGCTAACCATGTAGTCGCGGCGGAACTTTTGGATATAGTTACCGAGGCGAGCGCGGTTGGAGAATTTGTCCGTGAATGATGTAACGTCTGCACCTTCAGCAACGCCCGTTGTGGTGGGGGCAGCAAGGCTATCGACAGTCCACTCAACGTAGGTAGCGGTAGCTTTGGATTTAGAGGCGGACGAAAGAACTGGTGTCTCCTCGGGAGCGAGGATTGTCAGAACGTCTGTGAGGTCTTCGCGGTTAGAAACAGCGGCACCGGGATTAGTTGTATCGTAGGTATTAGAAAAGGCCATATTATTAAAAGTTTACTTGCGTTTAGTTTTTTGAAGGGTGCGGAAGGCAATATAGTCGCCTATGCTTCCTGAATCCATAAGGCGCGTTCGGGCGTCTTTCACGGCCTTTTCGCCCTTCACTACTGGCCGCTCATTAGGTGCGGCATATAGATCGGGACTACCGGGCGGATTGACCTTGTGACCGGGCTTATCAAGACTGATGAGTTTGCGGCCATACAACGAGTTAGCGGCGTGCGCCAACAGGTATGGGAGTTGAGGAGCAATTTCCGGCATCACATCCTCAATATTTTTGAGGCGTGGGTCGGACATCATTGCTTGGTATTGGCGACGAACATCGTTGTCCTCTTGCGAAGACAGCCAATCCAACTCTTTTGCAGCTTGGTTCTGAAAGGCGGAACGTAGCGACTTGCGCTGTTCCTTGGCGTTCAACTCTTTTTGCTGGGCAGGAAGATATTTGTCCCGTGCTTTTCTGGCACGACGCAAATGATCTTTTACCTCAGCTTTGGTAAGGTCTTTGCCATCCACACTGGCGGCAATATCCTCATATCCAAGAGTCTCAGCTTTATCAAGAACATCCTCAGCCCACTCAATGACTTCGTTAACTTGCTCAGATTGTTTACTGAGTTCGTCCGCAGTTTTGATGTGCTCGTAGGGGTTGTTCTCAACCTTTGGCTCAAGAGCGGTTTTATTGCTCTGCTGCTGGAGATAGGACTCCATTTGCGCCATGCGTTCCTCGGCCATTTTTCGTTTGGCCGTAAGTTCCGCAATGCGTTTAAGCAGACCAGATTTACCCTTTTGAGCAAGCTCGGCAATGTCATCATCTGACAATTCCGTTAGGTCAAGTTGTGAAAGAACATCCTTGCCTTTGGTGTTGGTTGAATCCTGAGCTTCGCCACCTTCCTGTGGGTCTGGCGATTCAGTATCTCCCTCTTCCGCTGGCGCGGCCTTAATAGTGGGCTCTTCGACAATCTCTTGCTTCTGTGTTACAGGAGCCGGAGGCTTGGCTTTAAGCTCACCCAAACGACGAACAGCATATTCATTCATCGTGATGTTAGACTTATCATTACTCACTGTTGATTTATCGTCCCCAGCGGCGGACGGTGCGACATTAGACATATTATTGTTTTCCGCTGACTTTACGCCACAGCGATTGCGTGGGGCCATCATAGCAAAGATTTTGTTTGCTATTTTGCGACTAGGCATGGAGAAACATTAACGCCCTTGTAGCTCAGTGGTAGAGCACCAGTTTTGTAAACTGGCTGTCGTAGGTTCAATCCCTATCGGGGGCTCCACTATCTCCCCATCCGTCGCAGCTGGATGGTGTTGAAGCCACCAGCTACGAGGATTTCGTCGCATTGGAGAATACGTCCGCTAATCTGCTGAATCCTATCAGCACTTACGTCATGAAGCTGTTGAATGAGGGCTTCGCGTGTGCTGTGAATTTCTTCAAGGAAATCAACAAAGGTTTCGTTGTGCGAAAGCTGTTCTAGTTTTTTAATGTCCATGAATTAATATTGTTGTGGGCCGGGGGCCATACCAGAAGGAGCCTGCTGCATACCTTGTGTTTGCATTCCGCCCATTTCGGCGGGAGCTGTGCCAATGCGACCAATTTCAGCGTTCTGAACTTGCTGCATTTGGAACTGGTATTGCTGGGCATACTTCTGGAAGCGAGCCGCAAATGCCTTATCCTGCTGTAAACGCTGCATAACGTCGGGCTGCTGGCTGTATTGCTGAAGAACCTGCATGGCGATTTGAGCACCATTAGGCCGTGCGCCCACCTCAATGCCAGCGTAAATCTTAGACAAGTCATCCGTGACCTGTTTGACCACTTGCTCTTGGGCTTGCTCGCGTGGACGCAGGATAGCGTCCGCAATGACTGGATTGATGGCTGAGCCGCTAATTTCAAGCAAGGCATCAACGTCAATGCGGCCATTTCTATCAAGCTGCATCAATTGAACAAACTGACCAAGCTGTGTTTCCACGTTGTCTGGGTCGTTATGCAAAACATCGTAGTTGATGATGATGTCAAAGTTCTCGTTAGGGTCGCCCTTGCTAAACTTTTGAGGGTCGGATACGCCTGTTACACGGAAGAACACTTGATCTGGGCCAAAGCGTTGATAGCACTTGTATGACAGGCGCAGAACGTCCCTAACGTGAGTCAGGAACTTATCCACGAAATACTGCTGCTGAATTGTGGACAATGGATTGCCAACATCCAAACCAATTAGCTTGTCGGCTTGCGTGAGCAGAGTGTTCTCCATCTCCACCGAGCCGGGATTGTATTGTGGCGTTGGGCCGTAACGAATCTCCCCTTGGCGACGATAGGGCAGGAGGCCACCGGGACGAATATCGCTGGGCGGGAAGCCCATTGGATGCTCAATCCAAGGAAGGGTGGCAAGAGAGTTACGGTCTGTACGGCTATCGCGCTCCACTTTAGTCTGCCACTGAATGCCCTTGAGCAAATCAGCAAAACTCTGGAGGTCGTAAAGACGTTTGTTGTCTTCGCTAATCTTGGTTACGACAAACGGGTAGTCTTCGTAGCCGTTAAGCAACTCATGCTTGGCGTAGTCCTCGACATCAGGCTTGCTGATGACATCCTTATGGAAAACTGTGCAGTAGATGCCTTCAGCGTTGTCCTCATCAACAAGACGCTGGTAGCCATAAATCACTTCAAAGAGCTCACTCGCGTCATACGTCGTGGATTTGTAGGTGAAGTTGGTGTTGTTGCTGTTGTTGTTAATTGGGTCGCCTTCTTCGCCGCAATTCTCAATGACATAATCAACCCAGCTCTCATTCCAACCTTCGGTGGCAACCTTGTTCTTGAGCTGTTGGGCGCTCATTAACACGCGCCAGAAGCAATAGGGCACCTTCTGTGGGTCTGTGGTGTAGGCGGGGAACAGAACGTCGCCGTCTGGAGCAATACATTGAACCAGCGGGCAATCAACGCTACGACGGATGATGGGAAACTCAGCGGTTCCTGTCTTGCGTAGGTCATTCAAGGCGCGTTTGGCCTTCTGATCGGTCATGCCATTGAACTGACCCTTGAGGAGTTCAACGAGTTGACTGTCAGATTGCTTTTCAAG